ATAAGAAAAAGAAAGGTTCATCCGTTCCCATGTCTATAAATCCTGCGCTATTTAAGTCGCTTATAAAATAAGCACTATCTTCTTCTTTACCTTGAAAATCTATTTTAATACCGTTTAAATCGCTTTTTCCTGAGCCTGTTGTATAAGTTACATTCCCTGAATTTAAACCGTTATATAATCCGAAAATTCTATATTTACCGTTGTTATCTTTAAATAGTAATCTAAATTCTAAAGAACTCAATTCGTTTATGTCTTTTGTACTTGAAGTCGGAAAAGTCAAAGAAATACTTTGATTATAAAATTTCCCCCCCTCATTTATTTCCATTGTTTCAGTTGGTGTAGGGTTTTGAACGCTATTAAATTCGTATATAAAAGTTTCAGGAAAAGAAACTAAATAATTTCCATCAGTAACTATTTGACTCCTGTTATATTTTTTAAATTTTAATAGCCAAATATTACTTACACCCGAACTGCCATCCTTACATTTACGATTAAATCCGTTTATAATTTCCATCCTGCTGTTAAATTCATTCCCTTAATAGCATTAACTTCATCTTGATAACATTTATATTCTGGCAAGTGATTTTTACAAATCCATTTATTAAATCTAATCACATACATTTGAGCCATGTTTTTATATTTACCAGCTAAAAATTGTACTTCTTGTTTATCTACAACCTCCATTTTATCGCCAGTATGCTTATAGATACCTGCATTATCGACCATATAAGAAGCTATTTCTATATACTGAGCTACTGATTCATTTTTAGTTATTGGCTTAATAAAATCGTTGTATAATTCCAAATATAAACCGCTTAAGGTATTAGCTGTTTTATCAGTAACTATCTTATCATACAATTGGCTACCAAGTAATGGTTCGATAGTTGTAAGTTGTACATTCGCTATGCAAAAAACAAATTTATCAGTGTCTGTATTTCCACTCAAAATAGTGGATTTTGTCATTTCTTGTGCTGTGATGAATAATAATTCTGCCATATAATTAAATGTCGTGAGGTGCAATTCCAGCTACCCCTGATGCTCTACTTTCTTTTGGTTCGTTTTTTGGATTTTTAACATCAATCTTTACTCCTATTTTTCTATATGTTAATTTTTCCCAATAATGTTTGCAAGTTCCGCCTGTAAATTCAGCACTTAATAAACCTCCTCCTTTGTATTTCCAAATAGAATACGGTTTATTTGGTGTTGGGTGCATTCCAAATCCCGGATTTACATTTTTCTCACCCATCAACTCAATATCTTCTCGTCTGTAAATCTTATTTCTTCGCATCATTTCTTTACAAAAACCCCTTTCTGGATTTGCATTTCCAGCATAACGATAACGATAAATATAATAGTCTGTGTCCCATTTTGATTTTGCATTAGGAATAGCGTTTCCACTACTTACCGATGCTAATTCAAGTCTTTCTTCTTCTTCATAATCTACTGGTTTAGACTCTATTAATTCATAGTTTTCCAAATCTTCATCCTCACCGTATTCATCTAACTCAAACTTTTTTTTTTCGTCGTGTGAGTGCATTTGTACTGCTTTTTGTTCAGTTAACGGAACGAAATATAGGTCTAAATTAATATTGTAAAACGTTAGGATTTCTTCTAATGCTTCGGTTATATATCTTTGTTTAGGCTGTATAACACGTTTCATTAACTGAGCCTCTGCCTCGTCAAGTTCATTTGCATTATTACCTAATCCACCCTCTGACATAATACCAAATAATTTAGGACTTACAACTTTATGCCCCGTCATTATTTGCTGTCTACTTTCACCCGTTAGATATTCCCATTGTTTATGTTGAGCATCATTTACAGGAAAAGGTATTACGGTAATTTCAGCGTCTCTGCCATTAAAACTAATAACAAAGTTCATAGCATTTGGAGAGCCTGTTAATTTAGCTTTTATCTTTTTTTCTAAGTCGTCCTTTTCATCAGGCGAATAACTTCCACCATCAGGAATGTTTATAATATATCCAGCACTTAATCCTTTTTTAATTGAATTAATATAAAAGTTAGCAAGTTCCTCCTCCATTTCAGCATAAGGCAAAGCACTTAAATAGTCAGGGTCTGAAAAGTAGTTTTTACCAGCTTTATATGGTTTAATACAATAAATTTCGATATCTTCTTCTGAAGTTCCAAAAGCAGGATAAGGAACTGGTGTGTATTTTTGTGGATTGCTCCAATCCTTAGAATACCAATAAGTTTCTATTATACCATCTTCATTCTCTATGCAAGGAACTATTTGTTGTTTTGGAATATGGTATATAGCTCCTAAACTTTTTTTATCTTTTGATTTAATTACTTGAATAGATGCCTCACCAAACAACTCAAAGTCAGAAATAATTTTACGTAATTCTTTTGAACTAAAAAGAGAAACAAAGTTTATCCAAGCACTTGTATTTACATTTTTTGAACGCAAACCACTACCATATATAAGATTACAATAAGAATCTATAATTGCTGAATTAGTAGGCGAACCGTTGAACCTATCAATTACATATTGATAAAATGAATTTTGTTTACCGTTTAAAACCCAATTTTTAGATTTGTTTTCCTCTAATTTAGGTCTTACGTAGTTACTTAGTTGTAATAATCTTATATCGTTACTCATAAAAGTATAGGTCGTTTGTTGCTTTAAAATCTTGTGTTATCTGAGAAGTTGCAAAAATTTTGTCTCTGTAAATTATACCGTTTGCATCTGTTATTTTAACCTGATATTTGTCGTTTTCCGAAAAATTAAAATCAAAAGTTAATGTCATTATTCCATTTTGCGTAACGTAAATAGGAGTCAATATAGTTTCTACTTGCGTTAATTCATTATACAAAAATAAATCAATTTCCCCATCAGCATAGTAACGAGGTATAATTGCGATTAAATGCGTTGTATCGTTTGGGTCAACTTTCTTCATATTATAAAAACAAAAAAACCGCTTTTTTGTTACGAAACTAAAATAATTTTATATATTTGCTAAACATAAACGTATGAAGATGTACGTGTCTATTTAAAAACTAAAAGACCTTACTTAATTGTAGGGTCTTTTTTAATTTATAGTATTATGGAAAATTTTCAATCGTTAGCACAAAAATTGACCCAAGATGTAATTTGCGAATTACAAACACAATTAGAATATTATATTATTGAAGGATTAAAAATAAAAGGATTTGAATTTGAAAACAAAATAGAATTAGAAAATTTTGTAAAAGAAAGATGTAGAAGAACTGACAATATTAAATTTAAAGAGCATACTTATTACGTAGATAATATCCCTTTCTTTTTACATAAATATGAAGTGATTTATGAACCGATTATAGAATATAATAATACAGTAAAAATGCATGCTAACTATGGGTATTATTCTTATTTATAAAAAAACCCATAAATTAATTTATGGGTTTTAAATAGAAAAATAAAAAAGAATTAAACCAAAGCCAAAAATGCTGTTACGGTTGTAGCGTCTAATTTAGGAGAAAGTGAACCTGTTGTAGAAACACCCGTAAGAGTGTAACCGTTTAAGTCTGCCTTTGCTCCACCTGTTGACTGTGCAACTGTAAAATCTATACCATCATCGATTCCGATAGCGTGAAATATTCCGTTTCTGTCTTTTACGACTGCCATAGGGAATCCGTAAGCTAAAATGTTCATTTGAGCTGAAGTAACTGCGTCAATTTTCTTAAGTACAAAAGTACTTGTCTGCGTGTTAACTGTCGTACCATTATTTCTATCTGGTACTAAAGACTCAGCTACATTGTTTCCGTCTCCTTCAAGTTCATACTCAAAGACTGTTGTAAGGAGTGGATTGATTGCAGTTGCAACCCCTGCCAATACCGTAAAAGGATTTTCGACAAAGTTAAAAAGATATAGTTTCCCGATACCCCCCAAACCTTGTTTACACGCCTTTTCTCTACCTGCTGTAATATCACAAGCCATATAATTATTTGTTTAAATTAAGGGCGATAACTAAACCGCCCTTGTTACTTATTTAACTATGCGATAGGTCTTGCCCAAACAATCTCAGCACCGTTGTAGTAACCTACTCCAGCATTGTAAACCATAGTTCCGATAATTTTACCGTTTAGTAAAGTATCATCTTGGTCAATCATTCTAACCTCATTATGGTCTGCTAACAATCCAGTTGCAAAGATTAAGTTTTTAGGTTCGGCAATAACGATTGTGTTAGCTGGTAATCCGTTAACTTCTTCAATCATGTATTTACCAAACTTCAAAGTTGTATTTGCGTCACCACCCAATCCGTTAGAAATTCCTTTTGAAATTAACCAAAAGTTATAATATTGTGCGATGTCTGGAGAAACACCAACTTTTAAACCTTTTCTTCTTGTGTCGATAGGCACTGCGTTAATAGCAAGTTTAATCTGAGCTTCAACGTTAGCCTCAGTAACCGTGTCTAAATCAACATCTATAACAGTTGCATCAGCTAAAAACTGTTTCAAGAAACCATCAAATTCGTCTGCGTTTGTAGCGTCACCGTTCCAAATATTGTCGTCTAATTCCTCAGCAGTTTGAGCCAATTTTTCAACAAGAATTGCATCCATTACATCTTTTGGTGCGCTATCATTATGAGCACTTGCACCCATAGAATCTTCACTCCATTGCGCTCTAAAATCTTCTTTACAAACTTCGAAATCGTCTTTGAATTTCTTAGGTTCTAAAACTTTTTCGCTTAGTGTAATAGCTCCAGCAGGAACGTGTCCGCAAGTGTATTCTCTTTTACCACCTGTTAGGGCAATTTTTCTAAGATTAAGTTTATAATTTACGTTTGGAAATACAGTTACAAATCCTTTTGCAATTGTATCCGCTTCTTTAAATGCTTGTCCTACTATCTCGCCTGCTTCTTTGCCTGCATAGTTAGAGGTTACTGTTGTAGTTGTAGCCATATTTTAGTTTTTGTTTTTATTGATTGTGTTAAAAATTCTCTCTTTTGCACTCATTTTAGAAAAATCAATTTGTACAGGTGTACCGTTAATTGGTTTACTCGCTGGTTGTTTTGACAATTCAGTTATCTGCTCTTTTAATTCTGAAATTGTTTTTTCTTGCGCTGTATATTTAATTAAAATAGATTTAATTGCGCTTTCAATTTCACTTGCGATTTTAGCATCGTTTGAAACTTTACCGTCTTCATTGCCTAAATCTTGTGCAGGTGCAGGCTCTCCTGCTGGTTCGCTTGCTGGTTTAATTTCTTCAACTATACCCTCAGTTACTACAACTAAGATAGTCCCATCTTCAAGAGGGTGTTCTCCTACTGGTACAGGAACTTTCGTGCCATCTTCAGCAGTTACCCAACAAGATTTTCCTGCCTCCAAAACGTCTCCCTCAAATTCAATCTTAACGCTTCCATCCATAAGCATAACTTCACCTAACTTTATTTCGGTTTTTGCAGGATTAAAAGCAAGTAAAATCTTTTCAAGTAAAGAGTTTGTTT